AATCATTTCAACAATTCCAATGTGCTATCAATAGTTTTTAAGTTAGTGGTTCCAATGGCCTCACGGCAATGCGTAACCAAGTCCATTAGTTTATAGTTTAATTCAAGCTGTTGTTTTGATTCATTAAGGGCTTGAATATATTTATGTTTTTTGCCCAGTATAGGAAGGTGGGCAATAATATCCCAAGTACTACCATACTCGCGTACAAGATCAAGTGCACGTTTAAGCCCAATGCCTGGAACACCAGGAACATTATCCCCAGTATCCCCTGTAAGACACTTGATGCTAATATAATCTTCAGTGCTAAATTCATAGGTGTCATGCCAGTTCTCCAATGTTACCTCTTTGCGAGTAACATAGCTAAATCTGGACACGCGAGAGTCAACCAATAAGTCCCAGTCTCGGTCACTTGAAACTAGCCAAATATGCTCACAGTCCAGATGTTTTTGTTGACTGACAACATAAGCTGCAATATCATCTGCCTCTACTCCTTGAAATCTGAGCACAGGATATTGTTCGGCTAGTGTGTCAAGTGTGTGTTCAAATTCTTGGAAGAATTCCTCAAACTGTTGCTTTTCTGCTTCAGTTTGTTTTTCAAATCGCTCTTTGCGATTTTGTTTGTATTCAGGGTACAGGTCTTTACGAAACTGACTGTTGCCCTTGTCCGCTGCAACAATGATGTGTTTTGCTTTATAACTTTTAGCTAAACTTTTTACGGTTGAAATATAACTATCGCAAAAAGTGCTAACGCCTTGATGCTGCCAACGAAACGCCAAGTTTAGTGCATCTACCACAAGCAGGTTACTACCAGCAGCATTATATTCTGAGAATTTTACGGTCATTTGATTTAGTATAATTTACCACAACTTAATATTATAACACTTTTGGCAAAATATTTCAAACTAAAAATTTAGGTGATTCGTATTTAATCCAATCTTTAAGCTGACTGATATAGAACTCATGCTGCTCTACTTGTGCAAATATCCAGCGGTAGTGGTCTGTGCTAGGCATATTTTCAAAGCAAACAAAAAACTTACTGCGATTAAATTTAAAAATTAACAGCGGTTTTTTACCTACCTGCTTGCCTTGACGAATTGCTTGCAGCCAAAATTCCAGTAGCTGTGGAGTCTTGCCAGTTAACAGTGAACTGTTAATATGATCTTCTGCATAGCCTTTGACTTCTACGCAATATACATTGTTTAGCTCTGGTATGTACAAATCGCCTTTTAGCTTATGCTTAGGGTCAAGGGCACCAGAGCCAGGTACTCGCTGCCAATTTAAACCTGTTAACTCAATCAACAAGTTCTTGGCCTCTGATTCAATACGAGCACCTTTAGCTCTGCTATCAATCATTTTGTTTTTGTAGACCTTACCACTTTGGTTACAACAGGTTCTGGTTCAGGAGCTTTTACTGTATGAAGCGTAAGCTCGTCTACACTATACAAGACCTCGCCTTCTAGGACTTCTAGGGAAGCTAATTCCTGCTCTGTGATAACCATGTTAGGCTGAGCTTTTTGTTTGATGCCGTTTCGGTTAATAAACACCTTACCGGGCACAGAAATTTTTTCTAGTTTAATATACATATTAAGCCTCTATTTTAGATACATTGCGGCTTTTTACCACAAATAGTTTCTCTAAGAGTGGATGAGTAAAGCCGTGACTAACTAAAAATGTATTTAGTCCGGGTTCTTTAACTAAGGTATCAATTAGTTTTTCTTTACCATCCACATCTAGTGCTTCAATGGTTTCGTCTAAGATTAGCAAATTAATTCGGCTACTACTTAAACTCTGCATTAATTTACGAATAGCTAACAACATGGCTGCATTTACTCTGGCACGTTCGCCACCACTTAGCGCAAGAATATCAATCGTATTACCATTGTCTGTAATAACTACATTTAGTTTATCTTTGCTGGTAATTTCAAAATTAATTTGAAATCTGCCATCACTTAATTCTTGCAGGAATTCATTGGCTAGTGCCTCCAAGTCTTTGATTAAACTTTCAATCTTGTAGGCTACTAAACCAGATGTACTAAATGTTTTTGTTAAAATTGCAATGGTATTGCTACGATCAGTTAGTTGGGCTAACTGTTCTGTATGCGTTTCCAGTTCACTGGAGAACTCTACTAGTTGAGTTTGAATTAAGTCTAGTTGTGCGTTGTGTTGCTCTGCAGTTTTATTGTACTGCTGTATTTCTTTAATCTTTTTCTTAGTTTCTTGAATAGTTTTGCTTAATTCTAGAATATTGGCCTCTATGGTAGTTTTATCCAAAAAATCTTCTTGCAAGTCTGCGTCAACTAATTGATGAAGCTTTTCCCACTGATCTTGCAGTTTAGTTGCCGCTTGCCAATCTTCAAGCAGTTTGTTTGCTTGTTTAATCTGCTCGTCCAAGCTAGTAATTTTAGAGCTATAATTGTTTACTTCCAGCTGTTTAGAATCCAACAACTCAGCAGTTTTTTCTGCATCTATTTTGCTGCTGCAAGTTGGACAAACATGCAGAGAATTTAAATTTTGCAGTTTTTTAATAAAAGTGTCAGCAGTTGTTTTTTCTTGCTTTGCAACTGCAAGTTGAGACTTTAGGTCTACCAAATCAACTTGTGGCGGCTGACCCACAGGCTTTAGCACAATATCATTAAGTGCTTTTTTATAGCCATTGTTCTGCGAAATCTTTTTATTTGTTTGTTCCAGAGCTGCTAGCTGATTAGTTAGATTTGCGTGAGTTTGCTCTAGTTGAGGGTCTAGATCAGGCTCCGGCTTTAGGTCTTTTTTGGTAAAATCAACGTCTGCATATTTAGCCAACCAGCTTTTAACTGTGTTTACTTTTGCCTGTGAAGCAGCAATTTCTTTATTTAGCTCAGTGCTGATTTCTTTGAATAATTCGCCGGCCTTAGTATAGATGCCTAAGTCTAATAAATCAATTAAAAACTTCTTTCTAACAGAATCTGTACTAGTTAAAAATTCTAAGCTACTTGCATTGCTTTGATATACAATCTGTGAAAAAGCCTTGTGATCTATGCCAATGACTTCTTCTATCGACTTATAGGTTTGAGTAGCAGTGTGACTACTAATGTCTAAGCCATCTTTAAAAAGTTTTACTGTGCTCTGCGTACTTCCGCGAGTAGTTTTTATAGTATAAGGTACATCGTCTTTTACCAAGTCTAGCTCAATAGTATATGTTTTGTCCTTAACATATCTATTTAAAATATCAGACTTTTTAATACCTTTAGAGTTTTTGTTGTATAGTACTTCTTCTAAAATTAGTGCTATACTGCTTTTTCCATGACCGTTTTTACCCACTAACTGTGTAATAGGATCTTTATCTAATACAATTTTATTGTTGGGGCCATAAGAAAAAGCATTACTCCACCGTAGTTCTTTAAGAATAATCACCGTTTTTTAGTTCCTCTTGTACCCGATCTAATCCACCAATTAGTATATCGTTAAAAAATACTTGTGGAACTGTTCTAATTCCTGGCACTCTGTTTAGCAGCAGCTGTTTATTAGTTGGGTTAGTGCTTAAATTGTATTCAGTAAAATCTAAATTTTTAGACTTTAATAGTTCTTTTACTTGTACGCAACCTGCACAATTATTTTGCGAAAACACTTCAATCTTTAAGTTTGTTTTCATAGTTTTGTAATTCCTGTAATACTTGCTTAATAGTTGCGTCAGGCAACTCTAGTATATAAGTAAGATACTCATGTACCTCTTGTTGTAACGACATAGTATTGTCTAGAATTAGTGCTGCATCCGTAACTTTCTTAGTAACTTTTTTATCTACTAATTCATTATCAGCAAGTTGAGCTAATTCTGCTAAATTACCTTCTACTTCATAAATAGTATGATGATATTCTGTAGCAGGTGTAGGTTCTCCAGCTTTTACAGTTTGTTTTAACAGTTGCGGTAAATCTAATTTCAACCACTCATGCTCATGAGTTACAGTATCAAATAATATTACTCCTGTTTCTACTTTAGATCTATGAAAGCTGGTTGTAACTGGACTGCCTGGATATAAGATATTTTCTTGGCAGTTTTCATAACTGTGTAAATCACCTGCTAGTACAGTTTGCCAACGGCTAAACCTATCTAGTGGTACTTCACTTGTAACATGTGGAGGTATATTACCGCGCACATGAGTTAATAGAATTTTGTTATTAAACTGGTCAGGATTAAACGTCTTGACATAGTTATATGGAATAACATCTACTGTATCGTCGCAAATAGTGGTACAGGTATCCAATATGCTAACTAGTGGATTGACTCTGTTTACTACTTGTTTTAAGTTACTTAAAAAGCTGGTATCTTTTTTAAGCATTTCATGATTACCAGTATAAATATAAGTTGCAATCTTACAGCTACTAACAAAATCAAAAAACACTTCTAGCTCTTGCATGCTGGGCAGCTTATCAAAAATATCACCGCCTACCACAAATATACTAGCTTGTTCTTGTAATTCTTGTAGCTTGCTCCACAACAAATTATATCGGTTAAGACTCCACTCTACAGGTACGCTTTTTTGACCAAGTTTAATATGAACATCAGCTGTAAATAATAGTTTCATATTAATAAAGGCAAGAAAGCCCTGCTGCTTTTATAGCAACAGGGCTTTGGTTTAACCTAACTCTTTAACCGCTTCCATTTCAGCGGAGTCACTGTCTTGATCTTCTTCTTGATCTTTTGCCTCCATAATCTTATTAAGCAGGACTAAAACTTCATCGGCTTGGGGTCTGGGAAACTTTTCGTCGATGGGTTTTGCAGCATCTGCCAAAGTCCTTTCTTCTGGAGTCAGCTTGCGAGGCTTACAACGCAGTACTTGTAGTTGATATTCTACGTTAAAGGGAAGCGGGCCAGTTTTGACACGCTTGAAGACTACATCCCAACCAGTATCATAATCAGTAGGATCACCCAAATCTTCTGCTGCGGTTACAATTTGTTCAAACAGTTTCTTTTTCAGGTTTAGGGCTACTACTTTTTGATTCTTAATGTCGATGCAGTTAATAGAATAGCTCCAGTTACACTTAAGGTCTGGAAAAAATTCTGGTACATGATCGGTTTCGAGATTATCAAATTTCTCTTTGTCTCGATTAAATGCAAGACACTCAACCGGAATATCTTTGTTATTGCTACCTTTGAGCCAGTAGATATAGCGGGGAAGAACACCGCCAATCAACCTAACAGAATTCTCTCCGTCTTTGTACTCGTAAGATTCTACTTTGTTAGATTGTGCTTTGCCTTTGGTTTGCTTAAATGAGAGAGCCACGTTTTTCCTCGTATTTAAAGTATAGCTTTTTGTTGCTGTGTTTTATTAATGGATTGTATTTAATTGCAGAAATATTTAGGTCTGGGTAAAAGCTCATGTCTAAGTAAGTTATGCCGTAATTTTTATAAGTTAAATAGTCACGTCTTGCGGCTAATTTTAGATATTGAGCTTTATAGACCGTATCAGTTATTTTATCGTTAAAAAAGTCTTGTGGATTTATTAAAAAATTTAGACCTTTTAGTGATTTAGTAATTGGCTTGTATTTTTCGTATAGTGTTTTAGGTATCTTTTTACCTGTATACCAATAGTATAGGGCCGTAACTAAATACTGAGGATCATTCTTGGTTTCTGCTTCTAATACTGATAAGTTGAAAAACAACATTACTTCCCAACCTTATATAATATTATATCAGAATCGAAGTGCAGTGACAAGTTAAAATTTTACACGGTAACAATTTCCCAGCCTTTTCTCATGTAAAGAGCCAAGCGATCGTTATTTTGTTTTCTATCAGCCCAACCAGCAAACTGAATATCAAGCACTTCAGGTGGTGTTTTCTTTTCTGGATGTTGTCGTTGCACTCTACCAATAATTTGTTCTAGTAATGCTTCATTGTTTCCAATCGGTGTGGCTAGTATAACACTACTAAGAATATTTATAGAGATGCCTTCTGAAAATATTTGTCGGCTACCAACAACGCACATTTTTTCTTTGCTGAGCAGTTGTTGCTTTGCTTTTTCTCTGGCATCATAATCTGTGTCGCCAGTAACCAACACACACGTTTCACCAACATATTCTGCGACTTGTTTTAGAAATTCGATTCTATCGCCAATAATAAGTACACTGTGCCCCTTAATTACTTGCGCTAACGCTGTAGCAGCAATAAAGCGAACATATTCATCATTGGAAACCAATTCAGTTACGCGCTCTGTCCAAGGCAGTTTACCATTAAGAGCAATATTAGTTTTAACTAATTTTACAACTGGAGTTAGTGTATCACTTTGTGGTGGTTGATATACTTTAGTACCAAAGTAATCAGGAAACATTTTGTGCTTGCCGTCTTTGCGAAACATGGTTCCGCTAAGTGCAATACGATAACGAGCGTAGCTGCTGTCTACAAAGTCGGTAAACATATTAGCCGGACAGTGATGTGCTTCGTCTAAGATAATTGTACCGAACTCTTTAGCTAAGTCAGCTTTGTACTTTTTTAGGCTCTGAATGTTTCCAATCACCACAAAGTGATCTTCAATATCATATTTACCGCTACCAATAATGCCAGGCTCAAGTCCAAACAGTTGAGTACACTCGTCATACCACTGATCTCGTAGAGCAGTGGTATGTGTAATCACAAGTGTTTTTTGACCTAATTTTCTGGCAATGTGCAGGGCAGTAAAAGTCTTACCCCATCCTACAAGAGCATTAATAAAGCAAGTGTCAGATACATCATCATAAACAACTTGTTGAGCTTCTCGGAGGGGATATTTAGGCTGAGGAAAGGGAACAACATTAGTAACTCTCTTATCAACGATTTCGTAATCTTCGGGAATTAAATCTAGTCGGCCTTGCGGTATGGATAAGATACCTTTTACCAAATTTTTATAACTTTTTACAGTTTCTAAACCTGCTGTTAAACCAGTTTTCTTACTAGCAGAAATAACTTTTGGGAACTTATAGGTTAACTGTGATTCAATAAATTTTCTGGCTGCGGGTCCGGGATCGTCTAGATATATTCTGTTTGATAGTACAGCTTTCACTATACACTTCTCCAAGTTTCTTTATGCTTTTCTACATAAACTCCGTACAGTATAGGCATCTTATTTACAATGAGTATGCCAGCCCACTTACAACCTGAAAATGGTTTATATAGTACTTTAAATCGTAGGCCGTTTTTTAAACACACAATAAAACCAAAACTGCCGCTTGGTATAATTTTTTCAATTTCTAAAAATTGCAGTTTGGCGCGAGTAGATTTTTTGTAGTTAAATACTCTGCCTTGGCTGTCGATAAACCAAACCTTGGGTTTTGCAACCTTAATAAAGTCACCTAAAAAGTAAAATGCGTCTCGTAGCGGATACAGCTTAGCACTTTTATTTTTTAGTAGTTGCAGTCGGCGTTCTTGTAATGTTTCACCTTGTAAATTCTTATCATCAATAACACGATAGTTAGTAGAAATAACAGCAGAATCTATTTTTAGTGATTCTGTTACTATAAATACTAATCCATCGTGTTCTTCTGGTTTTTTACTGCCTATCTTCCATACGGGCCAATGTATGTCCTGTAGTTGTATAGTATTCTGAAAATTTTCCAAAGCTGTAATCTTCCCCAATGTCCTGATCTACTCCAATAGGACAATTTGCAATGCTACAGCCACGATCTTTTTGCGTGTTTTTACGCAGAATATCGCAGTACTGATCCACATCACAATCCTTTACCAGCGCAACAATAGAGTCGTGTACCAGCATAAAGATTTTTGCATTGAGCTTGAGTTGTTTAATTTCTTCAGCAGTTTCAATTGCAGCCAACAAATTAATATCACTGGCTAGACTTTGAATTTCTGAGTTAATACCACTACGCACTTCGTGAGCAGCAATACCCTTATCAGTAGAGAACACATTTGGCAAACGACGTTTACGACCAAAAAAGCTGTAAGTAAAACCATTTTGTTCAATAAACTCTTTACGACTAGTCAACCATGCTTCCAGCTTATTAAATCGCCTAAAATACGCTTCAATATCCTGTTTGGCTTGCGAGATAGGATAAGGCTCACCAGTTGCTTTGCCAACTGTTTCTGATACCTTTTTAGCACCAGAACCATATAAACACATTATCCAACTATTACTAGTGGTGTGGACTATACCTTTATCTCTTTGATCTATTGTTATTTACAACAATTTGATTATATAGAGAATACTTTCTATCTAAATAAACTTTACTATCTTTATAAAGATAATTTAATAAAGATATTGAGTCATTTGTATTATATTTTATTTGCCATTTTCTACCAGTACCAAAGTTTTGCAAGTGTCCTTGCGTACCAATGATCTTGGTTAAATGTTCAAATATGAATTTTATAAAATCAAAACTACCACTACAAAAAGTAGTGTAGAGTGTAGCAGTAGTAGAATTGCGATTTGAAAAACTTTCGCAAATACTACCATCGCCATCAAAATACCCTCTTAAAAAGTGCCGCATTGTACTAGGATTTATAAAGCTAGGAAATTTCATTATTAAGCTTTTTTCTGGTACAATATTGAAATTAAGATCAAGTATTTCACACATATTTTTATCTGTAAATTCAAAACTACATCTATTATATGTAGTTGTATTACTAGACACTGTATGTGTTGATTGCAAATAATCCTTGAATTTTTCTAAATGTAAAATATCATCGTATTTTAACATTAGTCTAATTCTGCCTTTTGAATCTACATTACCATCAGCAGCTAAAAAACCTGCCCAATAACATGATTCTTCTGTATAGTCATCAAAGGCATTTGTATTTCTTATAGTAGGAGGTTTTTCAGACCAGCCTCTATTAGAAATTATACGTTTTAATTTCCAATCTGGAATATTAAATGTATTTGCAATCTCTGCTCGTTTGTAGCCTTGTTTTTTTAATTCAATATAATTTTCAAAAGTAATTTCCATATCCACCCTTCGGTGGGAGAGATACTCGCCGTATTATACCTCTCCCAAAAAACTTATGGCACAGGTGCTATTATATACCGATTCCATAAAAATTTCAAGAGTATTTTTGGTATCCCAGGCCAATTCCGTTCTGGAACTGCTGTGAGTCTCTGAACCATTTGAAGACATTCCTGTCAACTCTGGCTGCTGATTGTCCTTAACTTAATATTAGGAGTTCCAGCAATTGAGCGAGTTATTTATTCTAGATATCACTATCTAGTGGGACCTTTATAGGTTAATCCCGAAACTAATAGCTTTAGCACTTTGACGCATAGCCGGATATTGCTTTTTGACTTCTTCAACTGTGCAAGGCAAGTTAAACACCATATGTGCAATAGAGCTGTGAAAGTCACCGCCGCTGCTAAACACTTTTTGCAGGTTTTTGTCACCACTTAGCACAGCTGCATAGTACATCTCGGCTGTGGTCAAGTCTTGTGATACAATCTTGTAGCCTTGTGGAGCTGCAATACAACCTTTAATAATGGGATCATCTCGTGGAATCTGCTGAGCATTAAATTTACCACTACTACTCAATCGGCCACTGGTAGTAAAAATAGCATTAAAGTTGGTACGAATCCTGTCATCACGATCCAGCTCTGGCAAGATTTTATGAATGTAAGTATTTTGAATCTTACTCAGCTTGCGAACCTGCAAGATGGCTTTAGGCAGCGGATCTTGCTCACTTAATTCCTCTAAGACTTCTGCATCGGTAGACAGTGATCCAGTCGCAGTACGCTTACCAGTTGGCTGCAAGCCTGCATAGTCAAACAGCACTTTACGCAACTGCATTACACTGTTAGGATTAAAGATTTTACCACTATTGGTTTCAAACTGTTTAACCGCTTGGAACTCATAAATAGCCTGTTTAGCAGAATCAATTTGTTGAGTAAGATATTGATCTGCTGCTGCCATACGATCACGGCTAATAGGAATACCAACTTCTTCCATGTCCATTAGAAATAGTGTGCCTGGAATCAAGATATTTTGGTAGACATTTAGTAGCTTGGAATTCTTTTGAACCATAGGCCAGAACTTGTTGAATAGTTCTAAGGTAACTGCGGTATCAATACTAGCATACTTGCTGATAGTATCAAACGGAATCAAGTCATAAGTAAAGTTTTCTTGCAGAATCTTATTTTTACTGCAATATTGCTTTTTAAATTCTTCCAGCTCCGAATCATAATCGCCGTAGTTGGTATACTTAAGTGCAAGCTGCTTAAGACCATGTGAGTCAGTTTCATCCAGTACATAGTGCATAACCATAGTGTCATGCACAGCTTCACGATTGAATTCCAATCCAAAATGATAGTTCAACATTTTATAGTCAAACTTCATGTTGTGGAAAACCGTAGTATACTTAGTGGCAATTTGTTGCAGCAAGTCTAGGCACTGCTCGTCTAGTGCATCTGCTAGCATATATCGGCCATGATTGGGCTTGTAACTCATGCTAATGCCCAGCACATAACCATCTCGGGGATATAAACCCGTGGTTTCTGTGTCCCAAGCAACATAGCCTTGGGCGTTGTTTATGACTTCTTGCAAGAACTCCACACACTGTTCGGTACTGTCCAGCCCACAAAAATCACCAGCACTACTACCCACAGCAGTGCCATTATAGTAGCCCAGGATTTTTTGCACTGCACGATCAAAGTCGGGCTTGCCTTCTGGTTTAAAGGTCAGCATAGCCGGATTGGTAATGCACACAAACTTGTCTTGCACAAGCTGACCAGCATAGTTAGTTACGCTGGACACTTTGGCATATTCTTTGGCTGCTTCAGCACCCACCAAGATTACCAAGTCATACGGTTGAGGGTCGAACTCCAAGTCCACATCTTTTTTAAGCAGTTTGGTAATAGGCACACTGCTCATGTGAAAATGATCGAACTCAAACTCAAAGTAATCTGAGTATCTGGTTTTGTTAGGTGCTTTATCAATAATTGCAACTTTTTTCATGTTTTCTCACTAAGTAATACTTTATTATAGCGTATTCGGCTAGCTTTGTCAACCCTATCTTTTTGTATATTCTTGAATACTATCAACAGTTTCTTGATCCATGTCTCCAGGATCTAAACCATCTGGTAGTTTAATTACTTCGGTTACAAACCCAAGTTCTTCAATTTTTGGTTTTAATTCCTGTGCAGCTTTAGCTCCGGCATCATCACCATCAAACATTATAAATATGTGAGTTATGCCTTGGGCTTTAAAAGTGAAAAGTTTTTGGTCAATGTTATTTTGTAGCGTATTTGTGCCAAAACAGCATACAGCAGTTTTTAATCCTTTATCATACAAGTTTAAAAAGTCAAATAGACCTTCTACTAGTACAATACTTTTTGTATTCTGTGGAGCACTAGCTGGAAATACTGGCATAGATACTCCGCTAGGATAGTTTACATATCTAGGATTGCCATTGCTTAATGTATGACGGCATACAAATACAAGTGTTTTACCAAGTACATCAGTAATTGGAAAACAGATTCTGTCTTCAAGTTTAGGCTCTTTTTGAGTGTAAAAAGCTCCAAACTCTTTTAATGTTTGCGGGCTAATTCCACGAAAAACTCTGGTAAATGGAACTGCTCCGGGTGGTAGTTCTAGGCTATGTTGAAGCTGTAAAGCCTGTAGTTTCTGTTTTAGCTTTGTTATTTTAAGTGGCGTTGGATTAGTTAAAATTCCAAAATACTTAAAAATATTACCTTTAAAGTGGCAAGCAAAACAATGAAAAGCCCCAGTTTCGCGGCTAATGCGTAAACTGGGGTTAGTATCTGGATGCTCTGGGTTTAAGCACTTAGTAACATAGTCTCGACCACTTACTTGAAAACCTAAACCCTGTTTTTGTAATACTTCTAGTACTGGATCTTGCATTTTTTATTTATAATAAATCTACTGCTGACTCGTTAGATTTCTTACTAACACGCTTTACTTTTGGTTCTGCGGCGGGCCTGTCAATAGTTTGCGGACTGATTCTGAGTGTATCCCAATCAATAGGACTGGTAAAAGCCATCTCTTTACCACCACGAATTTTAGTAGTTTCAAAACTAATTGCTTGTTGCTCCTTGTCATGTGCTTCCATTACTAGTGCAATATCTGCGGCATCAAGAATACCCTTGGCAAATCTAGCCTCGCCAGTAGCATCAATTTGATATGGACTAACCATTACCACTTCGTACTTTCTGGCCAAGTTTTTAAGTCGTTTTGATACTTCAATCTGTGGCTTCCAGTCGTACTGGTCACTGCCTTCCATGACGATCTGATTAATATAGTCGACAATTACGGTTTTTAGCTTGTCACCAAACTTTGCCTTGGCTTTACCAACATGCAGGTCGATGCTGCTTAGGGTCAGATCACGATCATCAATAATAATCATTTGATTATCTGGCTTTAGCTGATGATTACGAACTAGAGTTTCTTCGAATTTAAATCTGTCACGGTGTCTCATAAAATCCATAACAGTAGAATCTGCACCCATAAACATTCCAGCTCTAGCTTTGACTACTTTAAAAACTTCTTCGTCAGTTAGCTTATTCTGCTTTAGACGCTGCAAACTAACTCCAGCTAAAATGGCTAGAGTTCGTTCCATGGTTTCGTATGCCGTCATCTCGATAGAAAAATATAGACTAGAATTGCCAGACTCGTACTGGTTAACAAAGATATTGTTACTAGTAATACTTTTTCCGCTTCCTCGTTTTCCGCCAATGAGAACCAATTCTTGCCTAGCAACACCGCCAAGCACAGCATCAAAATTATTATTAAGACCCAAATAAACACGTTCTTTTTCCAAATCGTCTGGGTGGCGAAACATCATAATATCCGCCATTGTAAACACTTTTTCGCTAGTATGAGTCTTTTCTTCTATTGTGAGTGCAATTGTTGATAAGTTTTCTTTTATTTCATTGCTATCGTATACTGGTAGCTTATCAATAAACTTGTCCAGCAACTTAATTGTTTCATTTTGCGTGTATTGATCAATGAGTGCGTCTAAAGCTACTTCTGCTGTAACTTCTGGTACTTCTGTAAGTCGGAGAGTGGCTAGTGTTTTTGTCGTCGGCCCCTCCCTCAAAGTCAACTCTAAGTCGTCGAATGACGGAATTTTGCCGTATTTTTCATAGTGCCTGTTAATTGCACTATAGAGGGAGCTGTATGCCGGGTCTAAAAACACTAGCTTGAGCTTAGACCAAATATCTAGGTCTTGCTCTGTAAGCAGTTTATTTAAGACAACAGCACTTGTATCCACTATTTAACCTACTTTGGATTCGTTATCAACAATTACCTGGTCAATAATTTCTGTAGTTTTAAAAATTATTTGATTTCTTAGCTTGGTAAGCTCAGTGTGGTAATCACTACTTTTATCATACAACAAACTAAGTTGCTCATGCGTAATAAGCTGTTGCAACCCAAAGTAAATATGATCGTAGGCGATTGTAGAATCAGGCATTACTTCAATATGTGCCTGCTTTCCATAATTGTGTACTGCCTGCTTAACTACTTCTTCTACAGTAAAGGACTCAGTATCGTGATATGTAATAGTTACTTTCATTTAAGTCCTGAAATAGAAAAGGCCGGGTAAGACCATGTGGCTTCCCGGCCCGGATTGGTTTCTAACTATTAAGCAGCCAGTTTAGCTTCTGCTTTGGCTTTCTTGTCAGCACCTTTGTAATCAGCTACATTGATGCCACGACGAGTAAGCAGAGTACGCAGACCACGCTCAGTTTTGTCAACAGCAGCAGCAATTTCAGCCACAGTCATGCTGGCAATCTTATCACCAAGAGCAGCGATAGGATCGGTAGTCTCTTTAGCATAACTATTACGCTGGGGAGGAATACGATCAATCATGCCTTTGCGAGTAAGCGACAGGGCTTTGCCACGAACACTAGCGATTTCCTTGCCAAGAGCTTTGGCAATGTCTTCGATAAAAGCGCCAGACTCAGCCATGGAGATAAACTTGTTTTCTTCGGCTTCGGTATAAGTACGAGCCACTTCAACTTTTTCAGCGGGCTTAACGCTGCCGGTCAGCTCAAGAGCAAGCAGTTTGCCTTGAATCTGCTTGGCGGTAAACTTGCCATCAGCAAAGTTTTCGGCAATTTCTTTGTAAGTCAGTTTGCCAGTGTTGTTGCTAACAAACTTGGTGAGTGCTTGAGTTTCTTCGTCAGTAAAGGCACTGGTTTTTTCCTTGGCAAGACTTGCCACTTCGTAATCCATTTGCCGCAGTTTGCTGGCAACGCTACGAACAGTGAAATCTTCGCCAAGTGTGTCAACAACTTCTTGCACTTTAGCAGCGGTAACAGGGGATTGCTTGCCAATAATGCTGAGCATTTTGTTAACAACTTCATCAGACCATTTTTTTGCTTTTTCAGTCATTTGTGTTTTCTTTCAAAAAGGTTTCTAGATTAGAGATAATTTGTATTCCAAGAGAATCGGCTTTAATTCGTTTGGTACTACTTTTGTTTTCTTCGTCTACAAGATAATCTGTGGTTTTAGTTACAGACTCTACTACTTTAAAGCCCATAGCTTCTAGGCTTTGTGTTGCTTCGCTTTTAGTGCGAAACGATTTAAGTTTGCCAGTGATACAGACAGTTTTTGCTGTGGTACTTGTAACTTGTTGGCTAGATTTAGAACTAAAGCTAAAAGGCAGAAACTCTTGCATTTCACCGAGATCCAGTTCAATAAATTGCATTAAGTTTGCCGTTGCTTTTTCACCTAAACCAGCTTTTTTACAAGTTTCCAAGTTAACTTCAGCGATATTAGACACTACACTGGCAATTTTTTGACTAGCTGTACGTCCAATAAGCGGAATACTAAAACTAGATAGTACTGTAGCTAGATCAGCGTCTTTACTGCGTTGAATTTCCATAAACAGTTTTTCGCCGACTTTATCACTAGCTACTCGTTGTGAAATATCTTCCTTGCTAAGAACATACAACTCAGTAATGTCATTTAACCCCAGCTTTTCTAGCGTTTTACTACCAAAACCCTTCATGCCAAGCGCTTTGCAAAAGTGCTCAAGTTTTTTAGTAATTTGAGCATCACAAGCTGAGTTACGGCAAAACAGTTGATCGTTAACTGTTTCAAGTGGGTAATCACAGCAAGGACAAGTTGTTGGGATTTTGATTTGCATAGTATTTCTGCGAGTTATGTGTATATTATACAGGATAGAGCTTTGTAAATCAAGCAAAAATTTAAGTCAACTAGCTGCAAAATTTACACATTGACTTTGTGCAAGATGCATGGAATAATTTCACCACTACGAATTACTGCTACTGTGTCGCCAATCTGAATTCCTAGTTGTTCAATAAAACCAGGATTATTCAGGGTTGCGCGACTTACCATAGCATCACCAATCATAACCGGCTCTAGAATAGCCACTGGAGTGACCTTGCCGGTTTTGCCTACCTGCCACTCTACATCTAGAATTTGGGTTTCTACATGAGCTGGACGAGTTTTGTATGCATATGCGCCTCGGGGATGATGGCTTGTATACCCCAGCTGTTCAAACTGCTGGTTAGACTCCAGCCTGAAAACCAGACCATCACTGGGATAAATTTTATCCAGCTCGCCTTCTTTTACAGTGCTGAATCCCAGCTGTTTTAGCCGTTCAAGATCGTCGCTGTAAGTTTTGGCTAGCTTGGGGTACACATCATATGCAAAGAAGTTAACCGCGCGAGTTTTAAACTCTTCCAAATCTTTAAGATTCAGTGATCCCGCAGCATAGTTACGACTATTGGGGATATGTTTAGGAGCCACAATCTCGCCGGTTACTTGATATACGCCTGGCAAGTTGATAGTATGCGGCACAAGGTGTTGACTAGCCAGCAGCTTGTTGGTAATATTTTGACCGCATTTGCCATCACCACGGGTAAGTGCCTTGACAAGCACACCATCAACATACAGCAGGCTAATTGCTGCACCGTCCAGTTTAATACTAACGCCTACTTCACCCAAGCCATGCAAGGGATTATTACGCTTTTCATCGTCATAATACTTTTGCAGGCTGTACATTTGATACAGGTGTGGCTCTGCTTGATTTTCCAGTGCGCCAACCGTATCGTACTTTGCGCTCTCGCACAAAGCATCAAACACGCTATCAGGAATAATGGGATTGCCAGCATAATATGCTTGGCTGCACTTATCCAAATAATCTTTTAAAGTATTCATTTTACTATTATAGCGTGTTTAACCGTTTTGTTCAAGAGGCTTTTCTTTCAGCTTTTCAGCATAGTGTTCAACTACTTCATGGGCCTCGGCTAGACTACAAATTTCAAATAGGCCATCTAGTAGCGCATATACAGTTTCCATGGTAGCCGGAACACTGATACCTTCGCGGCTGGGGATCCACTCACCTTCATAGCTAAGAAAGTATTTTCTAAGCTGAATGTAAGTAACTTCTTTAAACTCGTTGATTACCAAGTTTACTTGGAAGCCTTTTTCCAAGTTTTCGCTAATAGTTTTGTGATAAAAGATATTATCGTCCATTATAGGCTAATCCCCATTTCTTTAAATTTACGCAAACTAGCCAATTCATAGCTCTCTTGGTAAGCAAACTTGTCCCAGTGCGGTAGCCACACTCTATAAATCCAGCAATTACGCTTTGTACACCATTGCTCGCTGACCACTTCAGCAACACACTCATATCGGCTAGAGTAAACCCGTTCGCCAATATTGTACTGCTCAAGCACGCTCTGCTCCGGCAACAGTTGCGGATTAAAGTAGTTATATGCGTGATTACGTTGTGGTACACCATATTGTTCTAGAATACTCTTTACAAATTGTGTGCCACGATACAACCTATCTGCAATAGATTCCATACTGTTATGGAGAAAATACTCTCTAATAACGTATGACACTTCGTCTTGCGTGGCGGGCTTACCACGCTTTTCTTCACGACGTTTTTTAGTATTTGCCTGCTTGGTCTGGTACTCCTCAAGCAGTTTGTCTAGCCTAGCAGTGTTGTAGCTAATGCCAAGGATTTGGCACGCTTCTTTTTTAGTAATAGATTTTTTACCGGGTTCAGGATTCAACAGAGCAATAACACGCTCAATATTAATGTCAGTAAGACGTTCTTGTTCAAGTTGAGATTTACGCTTATTAGCCATATTAAATCCTTAAAAAGTAAAAGGCAGCGCTGGCTGCCTTCGTGTTAATCCACGGCAAGTTCTACTAGATCAAGATCAGAAATAGCAAACCAATGGTCAAGAACAGTTCCAGTATCATTGGTATAGCAAACCAATACATGATCGTCGCGGTGCGAATAGAAAGCGTAACCTTTGATAGTACCGTCAAGTTCATTGCTTTTAATACGCACTGTTGCATTTAACAAATCTTCTGGATCGTACTCATCAAAGTAGAGCATGATTTCAGGCCTTGATAACGGAGAGAAGATAGACGGCAGCTTTGCCAGTAAGTTTTGCAAGAATGTCGTCATCAATAGGAGCACCTTTAGCTTCAATAGCAGCACGCAGATCAGCAATAGCAGATTCTTTGCTTACACGCTTGCTACCACCTTCAGCTTCTTTTTTAGTGGTTTTGCCGCCACCAGCAGCAGGGTCTTTTTTCACATAAACTTGTGCTTGCACAAGCACCATGCGAACACCGTTAGGTGACATTTCCAGTTCGTCAGCAATGTCTTTGATAATTTCGGTACTGGTTTCAGGAGTGGGATTAGCACCAGTATACATATCAATAGCTTGTTGTTTCAGTTCGTCAGTCCAAGTACTCATCATTTACCTTTAATTTAAGCGTTGGTTAGTGTTGTTTAATTTATCGGAGCCGTAAAGTTTCAAATCATATTCTAACAGCGTTTCATACAAAGTATTATAACACACTGCAATATGATAAAGCAACTCTGAATTTATGATACTTTCAGGAAGGTCTTCCATGCCAACATTACTATCTTGGCAGGCTTTTTCAATATTACTAGAAATTTGTAAACACAAAGTTAGTGCAGAACTTAAGTAGGCATCTTCCCATAGTTTTGGTTTAGACATGCTCTACCACGACGTTTTCCATATTTTCAGGAATAAACCTGCGATAACTATGTTTAAGATCATACTTATTGATAAGCAGTGCTTGTTGATGCTTATACTCATCTACAAGTTTGCTATATGCATTTACAAACTCAGCAAATTCTTCCAGCTCTAGACCAGAGATATCAATACCCTCTACAAATTGTTGAGGTTCTTGAACAACAGCAATTGTACGCTTGGTAAAGTCGCCGTTCTTTTTTGTGTACTCAAAATCCAAGAGTTTCATTGATATTCCTTTTTCAATAGAAATAATATTTTATCAAAATCGAGATTTTAACTCAAGTTAGAAATTATTCGTCTTGTTCGCTGATAATCTTTTCCAGCCCCTCGGTATAACGTGCACTCATGCCACTGCTAAATAAGATCAAAAACATAATTGGGGCTGCAATAGTAGCAAGACAAAAATAAACAAATGTTCCACGTAGTGGACTATTTACCAGATCACTAGCAACTTCGAGCTCCTGAGCCTTTTTAATAAGTGGACGCCAAAAGTAAAAAACACAAGTAATACCAGTGGTTACACAAAAAATACAATACCAAACAAACATATCCCACATTATTTTTTACTCCGGTTCCAAGGCACAATTCTGGCCCTGTCCCCAAGAGCAAAACTAACTGGTGATTTAGGATTTTTGTTGGTTTTTTGTGTAGCAGCTTCTTTTGTAGGTTTTTGTTTCATCATACTCTTTTTATTCTATAGGTTACTTGGTCTGGATAAAGTTCCAGCGTTATATAGCCTAAGCTTTGCAAGTGGAATAGGTATTCCATAGCGCTCATGGTAATTTCATGAGACTCTAAGTAGTGTTCAAAGCGAAGGAGCAGTGCTTTTGTTAGGGTAACATATCTGTTACTAAACAAATCATTTAAGATTTCCGACACAATCATATAGTATATCAAAAATAGGCTGGGCTGTCAATAATAAAAAACCCAGCCTATGGCTGGGTTGGTGTTACCACTCAAAACTTGGTTGCATACTCTCAAAAAAATCACGCAAAACTACAACTGGATTTTTATTGGTATAGATTGGCAACAGGATATACCTGCCATCATACATATTTTCTAAGGCCAGCTGCTGCCCCAGTTTACGATTGTAGCGATCCTTTGTGTTGCAGTAGCTAACGCTTACCCTGGCAAACTTGCCGCGAGGATAGCCTTGTGAGTCGTGTACTTCTGGTGCATAGCAAATGGTAGTTCCACCATAGGGCCAATGCTTGTCAAAAAGATGCACTGTACGAACCCAGTTATCTTGGGCCCAACTTTTAAGGTACTCGCTGTCAGGCAGTGTAGGGATTTCCAGATCGTCAAAGGTAGGGAATTCAAATTTTGACGATTTCGGGTCAGATTCCGTTTCTTGGTTTTGCATGGTATTTCCAAAATGTGGTGGTTTCTATAGGATTCGAACCTATGACCTTTGCCGTGTAAAGGCAACACTCTACCGCTGAGTTAAGAAACCGCTGGTTGTTTCAACAAAAGTTGCAGGTTTAAAAAACCTTTATCAAATTTCCAGTATAAGTATAGCCTACTGGTCGGTTCTTTGTATAAATTCAATTCTTCTGAGAATGATTTCATCTAATACCTCCAGCTTACGACTGTCTGAAAAGTATATCCAATTCTGTATTTCTTGTAGAGTACGCATACAGCCTACACAGTACTGTTTATACATATCCAGCTTACAGACTTTTACACATGGACTTGCTATCATATTGTGGTCTGAGTGGCAGGATTTGAACCTACGATCTTCTGCTCCCAAAGCAGACGCGATACCGGACTACGCTACACTCAGTCTAGTGATTCGATTTTTCGTAAGGTAGACAGCTTGTGACCAACAATAGTGTCTGTAGGCTTGTAGCCGTCTCCGTCTTTTTGATATACCCGGATCAGTGCACCGGGATCATCAGGCGATCCAGTAATTGTAAAACTAGAGCCGGGTACGGGTTCACTGCCGCTGGTAATGATCTTGGTTACTTTGCCACGAGCAGTGCCACCACTTGAATTCCAGCTTACGCTATCACCACGACGAATTTTAGCCTTGGCTTTGTTGATAATAGCATCTAAGCTGGCAATATACTCGTCAATTTCTTCTTTATAAGACTTCATTTGGTCTCCTTTTGGCGGAAATAGTTGGATTCGAACCAACGGTAGAGCTTTAACCCTACGACGATTTAGCAAATCGCTGCCTTAAGCCTCTCAGCCATATTTCCAGTATTAGTGCCCATTTATTCTGTTACGAGGAAAAATGGGCAAAACCCTAAGCAGCTATCAAGCTGCTAAAGCAAATACCTCATCATTGGCATTTATAGTTTTTGCTTCTACGACCGAGCACTGCGTCTTTTTGTGCTATGGGCACAACGACTACAGCCTGTCCCAATCCTAACGGCTTCTGCTTTGCCGAGTTGTCCACTTTGTTACTCTTTGCCCTGTCGAAACCATGGCTGGCCCAGTAGAAAGCATACTGCACGGTGCAGTCCTCAGGCACTAGGTGCCTGGGTAGGTCACGACCCCAATGCTTACTGGTGGACCAGGTGGGAGTCGAACCCACGTCCAAGACACTTTTTACTCTGTTTCATACAACCATAATAAAACACACTAACATATACAGTTTGCAACCCGTATACTGACCCGCGGAAGGTGTGCTGCAGCTTACTCCGCATATATGTATTAAGTGGCAGTGTGTTTTGTTATGGTGGATGCTGTAGGAATACAACCATAGTACAGTACACTTAATTCCTCACCTTATGGAGTCTCTGTCTACCGGGCGCTAGTGTCAGAGCCGATCCTAGTGTACTGTGTTATGATGGCTGGGGATGATGGACTCGAACCACCGCATGGCGGAATCAAAATCCGCAGCCTTACCAACTTGGCTAATCCCCAACTGTTAAAACGCCTGATTTATCAGTTCACGACACTCTAGGAGCACTTGACGATCGCCAGCTGGTTCGCCGTACTTGAGCTGATTACGCATCAACTGTTCCAGTTCATACAAAATCTGCATTGACTCTTGAGCCTTGTAGATGGCATGGTACTCCGATTCTTGCTCAGGCAGCTCAAACTCAAAAGTGATTGTGGTTTTCATGTGTTTCCTTTATCAACAATATACATATTATACTGAGTTTGAGCTGCCTGAGCAAGACAATAATTATGGATTAGCCATGAAGAAACTTTTAGCAAAGCCTAAAGGAGTCATGCTACGCAGTTCTTTTGTGCGTTCACTTTTACCGCCTAGCCTCATTAGCCACGATTGGGGGTCTGGGTCTACTGGATTGCGCGGCAAGTCACGGTTAAATGTACCCCATAAACCAGTTTTCTTGGTATAGGGGTCACCAAACCAATGTGGCTGAAAATACCAAGGATCGCCTAGTTGTGGTCGCAGCTTTTGTAGTCGACCTACTGGATTCTCTAGCGCCCAAAACTTGGGATTGTACCAGCCTATAATCTCCAATGTCTTGTCTATTAGAGCTAGGCTGGCCGCAGTTCTACCATCCAAGTCTTTTTGTTTCCAGTATTGTGCACCACTGCTGGCAAAATCAGTACATGGCGGTGCTGCTAAGATGCCATGTACTGTATCCGGCAAGTCGTCTCTACTAATGGTTAATATATCAATGTCATGCTTAACATCTATTTGATATACATCATAGCCAGCTTGTTTATAGTAGCTAGGCCAATTGCCTGAGTAATCAAATAAGCTAAGGATTACCAAACAATTTCTTCTTTGGTAACAGCACGCAGCAACAAGTTAACACCAGTTAGTGCAAGTGCTTGAATTTCGGGTGTAATCAAAAAACCATAATTTGCTTGTGCAATTAGTGTACCAGCAGCAATAAAATTAACCCAAACTGTTTTTGAATGATACCAAGGTTTAGCCATAATATTCCTTAAATAATAGTTGGTGCCCCTGGACGGACTCGAACCGCCAACCTACTGATTACAAATCAGTTGCGCTACCAATTACGCTACAGAGGCAACGATTTAAAATGCTACTTTTTCGCTAGCACGTTTAGCGGTGTAGTACTCGCTCATAAAACCTTCAAAGGTTTCAAAAGTGTTTTCAAACTTGATTTGATAAATGGTAACCAGCGCATCCAAAACTTCCAGCACTTCTTGTGCGGAACTGTTCCGGCTAGTCGAATACTGCTTTACTGCTTTCAGCTCATCAACCAGATTCCAGCACTGCATAATACCTTGTTCAAGATCAAACTGCTTGCTCACGATTTTTCCTTTGTTGTAAAATATGGTGGGCCCAGCTGGGCTTGAACCAGCGACCCCCGAATTATGAGTTCGACGCTCTAACCATCTGAGCTATAGGCCCGTTGTATGTTATGGTGGCGGTGCCGATCTCCGCTTCTGTTAAAACCTGGCATTTACGTTGTTGCCATGCATACCGTTACGAGCACGACTCATCCTAGTCACCGCTTTAACAGCTTATAGGTTCAGTGTGGAGTGCCCACACTCATTCTCACCATATTCAAGCACGCTTTTAAACAGGTTTTCAGCGCTGGTCGCTGTCTCCCATTCCAGTGGGCAACTCTGTAAGCGTACTTGAATATGGTTACCCACTCCCTACAGTGGGCATCCATAGTCTTGCTATTCTTGGGCGACGGCCCTCAGGTCTCTAGTGTCCGTATGCGTAGTCTACCATTACTCACATATTTATTCGCCGGTTTGAGCGACCACCCCCTAGGGATATGGGAGCAGTAGGCTTGGCGGGATCTATGCAGCACAGTTTACACTGCGCGCGCTTTGCAGTCGAAACTACAAAGGTTGCTGTTACCAGCAGTAGTGCAACTGAGTTATAGACCATATTCACTTATGGTCGTTTGCTTTTAACCACACAAACTTATTTGATTCCTAGCGTCCTAGGCTTTTCGATTTGTGTGAACTGATTAGCTAAACAGTGGTCGACTTTTGTTTAGCCATTGCAGTGCACTGTCCTGAGATCACAGGAATTTTACTCAATAACACTACTGCTGGTGCCCCGAGCCGGACTCGAACCGGCACGCCTTGCGGCGGAGGATTTTAAGTCCTCTACGTCTACCTATTCCATCACCGGGGCATATCTCAATAAATAATATTATACACGGTTAACTAAACAAAATCAAGATTAAACTTCTAGTAGTTTACCGTCACCATAGGCAATATAAATATTGCAGAATTCTTCCAGCAACTTTGCGTAGTCACGGATTGAACAGTATGGGCCACCAAAAATCTTAAAATCTTTTCCTGTTACCCAAGCGTCCAGAGCCTGTTCACGGGTTTGGTAACTGCGGCCATAGGCTGCTCGCAAGACGATAGGTGTACTTACTTGTGCCAGTGCGTTTTGCATTGTTTTCTCCAACAGAAATAATATTATAGCAAAACCGGATTACAAAGTCAACGCCATAATTTTTGTGGAAAAAATAAGCCGGCAATGGCCGGCTTATAGTATTACTGTTGTCTAAACCACTCAACACACAATCGGTCGCAGTCTGCGACGGTTTGGGGTCTGTGTGCTTTAACATAGTCATAGACTTGTTGCTCGGGCTGCTTGGCTAGCCAACGGACTAGCAGTGCCAACAACATGGCTTAGTCTCGCTTGGAAACAAAGCCGTACAACTCTTGTGCTTTACGCACAATATCTGTAAAGTCGTACATTTTAGGAGCATACCGTTGCCAATCTTGGGCAGCGGCTTGATTAGTTTTTACCAGCTCATCAAATGCTTGTTTAGCAAATTCCAAGTTGGTAGCATACTGTTCCCCCAAATAGTTTTGGGCCAGCTCTAACATACGGGTTCTGATTTCAAAAGGGTTACGATCGCTCATAATATCTCTGTGTGTTGTGTAGTGAATTATACTCTGCTAGTTGAATCTGTAAGACTTCTGCTAGCATCCTAAGCGAACTATTGGTTAGGTACATTTCAAATGTACTAACCAGTTGATCTTGTTCACGTCGCTCAAAACGAACAAGATTTAGTTTATCTACTAGTTCAAATTTTACTGTTACGCTTGAGTGTTCGTTGTGTTGTAGTACTATTAGTGTTTTCATCTTGTTTAGCATTTTCTTGGGCATGAATTGCACGCTCAGCTGCTTGGCAAGCTTCCAAGGTATCAAACTGGCAACGTCCGCGCTCACCGTACTTATATTTACCATTATTGCACTTATAACAAGGCATGGTTACTCCTCGGGTTTATCCAGCTTTTTGTTTTTAGTCTTTTCTTTTTCAGCACTCGACAATTCAGCTTGAATTAACAGGTGACGATAAAAAGCACGATCCATATTGTCAAGGATATTGGCCAGCAAGGTTTTGTCTTGTTTGCCTAGTTTGTAACTACTTGTAGGTTTAATGTACATAATTTGTATGGTGGTACCAGGGGTGGGAATCGAACCCACGTTACTCCCGCTTATCTGGCGGGTGCTTTACGACTTTATAAGGGTCGCCCTAAGGCCAACATTAGCAACCCTGGCAAATTTTGGTTATTGTTCGTAGGGTTCGTAGTCGATCTTCATGCCGCCGCAATCAGGACACTCAAAATCATCGGGTACCATTTCCCAAGGCCCATCTAGTGATTCGTCGTATAGGTGTCCACATAAAACACATTCATAAATCATAATTAACTCCAAGTTCCAGACAGCAACACAATTTTGCAGATGTGTTCTAGTCGTTCAATATGTTCAAAAGCTCGCCAAGGGCTGGTAGCTACTGCTACTACTCCGTGGTGTGATACGGTAACAATATCAAAGTTTACTTTACCAGTATCCGGATCCAAGCCCAGTGCCCAAGTAGTGGCATCTGCTAATTCTGTGCTCTTTTCCTTGACCACCCCAACTGGGGGTCCTACCTTGGTGTGCAGGCACAGTTCAGGAAATTGACTAGCCATTCTAGCCAAATTAATACCAGCACGATCAGCTGCAATAGTATAAGTAGGATGTAAGTGTAGTACTACTCGTACCGGAGTATCCAAGTTATTTTGCAGTTGTTGATGCAGTGGTAGTTCAGCACTGGGTTTTAAACCCTGACTAATGGGAGTATAAGGAGCTTCGCTCCAGCACTCCTGTAAAAATGGCGGAACCGCCATAGTTCTACTAGTCCACTCCAGCTTTTTAAACATTTCTGGCTGCATATTTTGTTTACGCACACCAGCTGGAGTAATGTAGAAATAATCCTGATCTGCATACCTAACACTGGCATTACCGTCACGGCTGGTGATCCAACCGCGACGATAACTTTCTTGAAACACGTCACAAATTGTTTCTAACATTCAAACACCAAATTTAGCATACTGTTCTGCATGCTTTTTCTCTACCCGAACCAGCGCATTAAAACGCTTTTTGGCTAGTGCCAAGAATTCTAATGCATGTTCGCGGCTTTCGTCACCTTGCAGCAGCATTTCTTGACGTTGCAAGTAATCTTGTTCTTGTTCAGCTTGTTTGGCAAACTCAGGATACATTGTAGTATACTCGTAGGTTTCACCTTCAATGGCCAATTCTAAGCACTGCTTGGGAGTCAAGTCGCTGTGCAGGAGTTCTAGGTGTGCCCAAGCATGCAAGATTTCTTGATCTGCAGTACGTTCAAAGTGTTCTGCTAGTTCTAGCTCACCGTGTTCACGGCAAACTTTAGCAAAATACCTGTACTTTGTATGTGCTTGTGACTCACCAGCAAAAGCTGCCAGCAAGTTTTGGTGTGTGTTTGTCATAATAATCCTAAAAAATTGAGGAATGATCTAGTATTTGTTCTAGCGCCTGCTGAAACTCTTCTCGCGCTTGCAAAGCTAAAGGTCGGCAGTTCGATCCTGCCTATCTCCATATTGAAACACACTCGACCTTCTCTCTTTTACACAGCAGACCGGAATGACCGGGGCTTGAACTGTTTATGCGATATCCCGCTTCGAAACGGGGAAGGACAAAGCGCCACAGTGTAAGTGTGCTTCAATATGGTGCCCCCCATGGGACTCGAACCCACACGCCTTACGGCACTAGAACCTAAATCTAGCGCGGCTACCAATTACGCCAAAGGGGCTTAAAAATTACTGCATAATTTGTTTATAGATTCTGATGGCTTCAGCATCAAGATTGCAATACTGACGAAACTGTTCTTTGCCAACACGATCCCACAGTTGTTCTGCTAATTTACGCTGCGATTCAACAGCCTCACTACCAAGTGATTCATACCGACTAGCAAACGCATCAACAAGAAACTCTTTTGTATAAGCCTTAGCCATTTTGATTTTTCCTTTTGCGAATATATTGATTATACTACAAATACCAATGCACAGCAACTTTATTTTTATAGTGGTGGCACGACCGGCAGGGTTCGAACCTGCGACCCATAGCTTAGAAGGCTATTGTTCTATCCACTGAACTACGGTCGCACTGTGCTGGTTATTATTTTGTCAGGAAACCAGCAAAACCTCGTGAGCGCAGCCCATCCTGTTTTCGCGTCAGCGGATGCGGGTTATGGTTACAGGCCCGCGGCTTTAGCTAGTTGTGCACTAGCCAGATTCTTTTGTTTTGCTTCGCACATAATATCAGCCCACTCCCAGTGGCTCAGTGCCCATTGATTACAGGACTTGTTCCAGTAGTAGTCACTGTGCGCTCGCAGCTTAGCACTGGTAAATCCCAGCTGCTTTAGCTGCACTATATCTGGTTTGGTCTCGGTATCATGATCTACTAGGCAATCTTCGCGCGACACACTGTAGTGAATTACAGGTCTGACACCGCGCCATGATTCTATAACTTGCTCAATCCTAGGGTCAGTGGGTTCAATGTACTCGCCAGTCATAATCCAGTGATGGTGAATGTCTAAGACCAGTGCACAGTCCTTGGCTAGCTCAAGACTGTGTTCCAGACCCCATGTAAACTCGGCATTTTCAATAGTCAGGGTGTTACGGGCTTCACGGCTCAGCTTTTTCAATGCCAGTTTAATTCCGTCTGGGCCTTGCTTGCCGCCAATGTGCACATTGCATTTAAAGTCTTGAAACTGCTTGCCGTAACCCATGTACCGGATCACATCAGCATGATACTCAAACTCCTCGATTGAGTTTTCTACTACTCCTGGATTGTCTGATGCCAACACACAAAACTGTCCGGGATGGAACGAAAGTCGTACACCAAGCTCTCGGGCAAGATCACCGCACTGCCCTAAGTTGCGCTCTAGCCAGTTGGTCATTTCCACGGCTTGATAGAACTGCCAGTAGTCTGGATAAGTATAGGCCGGCAGCAAGTCGCTGGTAATGCGGAACATACGTTGATTATGGGGCAGCTTGCCAACCCAGTTGATTTGCTTTTTGAGTGTTTCGATATTTTTAGTAGTCAAGTCCCACAACCGTTGCTCAGCAATGTGTTTGGTTTGTGCACTAAGCCACTTGATAGTGGTAGTGGAAGTATTAAGATCACTGATTGCTACATCGTGAGATTTTTGAATCTTGCAGGCAAAGCCGATTTTATGAGTCATTGCGGTGTAGTTTACTTTTTGAATGATTAGACATTATATCTTAGTTTGGCTACATGGTCAAGTTTACATTCCGGCTAAGTCTCTGCACAGGTAGCAAATAGGATTTTTGTCTAAATCTAGGATAACCCGCTTTGTCCACACATCACAGTGTGTGCACTGAGTTACCAGTAATTGTGATTCGTCTACCATTTCCCAATCAATGCCTAGTTCTTTGCATACATCTGGTAAACTTTTACGGGTTTTATCTAAATAATTACTAAGTCGCTTATACATTATCTTTGTAACGATCATCCAGTTCAGGACGAGTTTTTTCAAATTCTAACAGGAACATAAGGCAGCACATAGCATGGGCAACATGGCTTAAACCGGATTCAGGATCACGATCTTCGCCACCATTAAATGCTAAGATATGTCGCATGGCTGCGCTAATGGTTCGGCTCCACACAAACCCTTTACGCCAGTTGTGTGCCGAATATTTTTCTGCACCAAATTCAAGTACTTTAGCCACTTCTTCTAGGGCTGTGGTACTCAGCAAGTGCATGGGCAGTTTGCTTTGATCATGTTTAATGGCTTTAGCAGTGCTGTAGTCTTTGTTAATCTGGTTGGCTGCTTGCAAGTTTTTAAGATAGGTAGATTCAGGGTCGAGGTCGATATTAATTTTTTTCATGATTTTACAAACAAAAAAAGGGTTCACTATAGTATTCACGAAACACTATAGTGAACCCTCGGGAGAGGGTTCTAGCCAGCGTTGCACTGACTAAATAAGCAGCCCACGTTACTGGGACTATTAAGCTTATGTGCTGGGCAACATCGTTTTGTAACGAAACTAGTTGCTTAGCTAGGCGGTTGAGTTGTTTTGTAATAACGGTCAATGGCCTAAACACCGTTTTAAGAATGTATATTATAGCAAAAATACCCACAACTGTCAAGCTAACTTTTTCTTGGGTAAAAAGAGTGCAGGAATTCTTTGCCGATGCTGACAGTGTTGTACTAAATGCTGTGGAAACTGTGATAAGTTAACAGGCTCGCCTATCCAACGACTATGTTCAATGTACTTTGGTAATAGTACTTTTTCTATTAGAGACTCTAGCTCACATTCGTACTGTGTTTTTGCCATAATACTAAACCCAATAAAGTTATTGTATATTATAGTATGCAGGCACCTACTACAGCAACACAAAATTTTTGTTGGTAAAACACTGTAAATTTTTGCTTGAAATTTTTTGGTCATGGGTGTATAATAAATATCCAGGTACGTGCAGGAAAATAAAATGAAAAAAGCATTTAAATTTCTACTTGCAGTACTAGCTAGTGCTGCTGTTGCACCTAGCCCTGCTGAACCCCGGAATTTGGACGAACTAATCTGGCGACTGGAGAGTAGGCAGCAGTTTTCCCAACGGGAATTACACTGCTTAGCTGAGAACATTTATTGGGAATCCAGAGGTGAGCCGGTTGAGGGTCAAATAGCTGTTGCACAGGTTACTATTAATCGTAAGCAGTTGGGTTTATGGGGCAAAGATTTATGCCAAGTAGTTTACTACAAACGCAATAAGGTATGTCACTTTAGTTGGGTTTGTAATAAACTAGCTAAGCGCAAAGATCCACAGCAATGGCAAACAGCACAACTAGTAGCTGATCGTGTTGCTAACTTGTACTATACACAATATCAGTATAAGTATCGCACTGCAACACACTTTCATAACACCAGTGTTAAACCACACTGGAGTTATAAACTTAAACAAGTTAAACAAGTAAATAATCACATATTCTACGAGCTATAAATGAAATTTACAGGACGTGCAAACATAAGTGCAAAAGTACTGTGTGATAGCATTACGCACAGCGGCACTAGGCTTACTACTCTAGAATTGGAGTATCCAAGATTTATCTTGGCTGAGTTGAACACTCACCGTATGCTTAGTAAGAACAGTGCCAGCAGTCGTGCTATTCCGCAGCAAAAGATGCATGAGCTGCTTAAAACCACGCCAGCAATGCCAGTTGAATGGGGCAGTAACAAACCCGGAATGGTAGCTGGTGAAGTGTTGGATACAACACAGCAAAGAGCAGCTGCTGGTGTATGGCTAGCTGCACGTGATCAAATGCTGTCTCATAGCACAGTGCTATTTCAAACCAACGTGCACAAGCAGCTGGCCAACCGCATCACAGAGCCTTGGATGATGATGAAGTCAGTGGTTAGTGGCACAGAGTGGGCTAATCTCTTATGGCTGCGTAACCATCCAGATGCTCAGCCTGAATTTTGCGAGTTGGCGCAGCAGATTGCCGCTGTATTAGAAAAGCACGTGCCGCAAACACTAAAGCCCGGCGAGTGGCATGTGCCCTATGTAGAAACCAAGCGTGACAGCCACGGTGACCTAACATACTGGAGCGGTGATGAGGAGCTGACCACAGACTTAGCACTAAAGGTAAGTGCTAGTTGCTGTGCACAGGTTAGCTATCGTCGCACAGATACCAGCGTTGTTAAAGCACTAGATATCTACTACAAACTGATTGAAAGTAAGCCTGTACATGCTAGCCCAATTGAGCATCAGGCAACACCCATGCCTAGTCCCACGCCCAAGGCATGGCCACAGGGTGTAACGCACCAAGATCGCCACGGCGAGTACTGGAGCGCTAATTTTCGCGGCTGGATTCAACACCGCAAACTGGTTGCTGGAGAAAGTGTTTGGTAAGTACAGTTATTTATTCTCAAGAATTAGAGCCAATTACTGTGCTCAATGTTCCAGTTGAAATGATGGACCACATTGAAGCCAGTGGCTGGGGTCGTGCCTTAGTAAAACCTAAGAATGAAGACGATCCACCAGAATACTTGGTGCTGCAGCAACGTGTGTTGCAGTCACCAAGCGGACTGGAATTTAAGTTTTTGTACACGCATCAAGAAGTTTTAGCACTGGGCTTAGCTCCTGAACAGCTGCCGGGGCAAAAACAACTTTATCAATATATGCGCGGTACATTGGAGCGGCAGCGTGATATAATCAAACGACAAACCAAGATTATTAACGAGCTGCGTAATGGTGGGCTTGCAGATGATTCTGGAGCCTAATTTCAAAAACTTGCCTTAGGGGAGTTCAAATGGTAGATTTATTTCATAACAAGCATTTAGTTGGTTTTGAACAACTACTTAATTTTTTGGATCATGGACCTCAACATCAGTATCCTCCACACAACTTGGTAAAGCTGGCCGGAGGTGACAGCTATGTGATCGAAATGGCTGTGGCTGGATTTAAGCGTGAAGACATTGAGGTTACGCTGGAGGAGAATACTAAACTTATTGTGACTGCTAGTAAAGTGAGTAAAGAGCGGCTGCCGACCGGGGCTGAGTACATTTACCACAGTTTAGCGTCAAGGAACTTTAGTAAGCGTTGGGTACTGGCAGAGAACATTCGTGTTGAGTCAGTGCAGCTAGAGGACGGTATTCTTAGTATTAAATTAACCAAGTATGTTCCAGAAAATCGCAAAGCACGACGGCTTGAGATCAAATAAATAAACTTGAACACATAACCGGCTTTTGATAAAATATTGTTTTCAGTGAGACAAAACAAATGCAAACAGTACAGTGTGTAGATTGCGGTACAGATTACAGTATGCAACGTCGTCGGCATGGTTGGATGACTTGCCTTGATTGCGGCGAACACAATAGCCGACAAGTAAAGCATACCATTGTACCTATGCATAAGTCAAACTATCAGCCTATTACAGACATGAATCTGCTAAAAGGCATTAACTCAAAAACTGGTTGGTTTTAACTACAAGGGCGGTTGGGCTGTGACTAACCGCCCTTTTATTTTATGCTAAAAGTTCTGGATTGGTTGTTTGGCTTAGCCCTTAAAATATTCTTGTTGATTTGTACAGGGCTATTTGCCGCATTTTGGATAATGGTATTCTTAGTTATTAGCTACCACCTAGTAAATTGGACGAAAACACTACTATGAAGATTTGGATTGGAAACTACAAAGACCACTGGATTAGTCCTTATACTATGCTGGAGAAGGCACTGTGGTGGAAAGACTGGGATAAGATTGAGTATGATACCCCTTGGGTTGAGCGTTGGGCTGACAGGCTAGAACCCATTAGCCGTGCCATACAGTGGATTGGCCAACGCGTAAACCCACGTCGCCAAATGATTAAAATTGACCGCTGGGACACTTGGAATATGTATGGTACACTGGCTCAGATTACGTTGCCCATGCTCAAACAACTCAACGAGTGCAAGCACGGTGCACCGTTTGTGGATGATGAGGATGTGCCTGAAGATATTCGTAGCTCGAACACCAGAACTGTAACTGAAGATTATGAAGTCGATGAGTTTCATTTCCAGCGCTGGGACTGGGCTATGCAAGAAATGATCTGGGCTTTTGAGCAGCTGCAGCCTGATTACGACTGGGAGCAGCAGTATATTACCGGCGAGCTAACCCATACTTGGGGACCTAAGGATGAATTTGATTGCCGCGAAATGATCTTGGATCGCAGTAACTACCATGTAGATGAGTTGGGCATCCAGCAGCATCAAGCACGCATTAATAACGGCCTCAGGCTATTTGGGAAATACTATCAGAGTTTGTGGGATTGATGAACGATTTAAAATTTACAACTTGTGGTGAATATATGACGCAAAAGATTGTGATTAACCGCTGCTTTGGTGGATTCGGCTTAAGCGGTGCAGCACAACGCAGGTATTTTGAGCTGGAACAAAAGCACCCAGGCGAGTATGATACTCAATACGACTGCTGGAGTGCCTGGGAGCCTTGGGACGTTCACCGTGACGACTACAACCTGGTCCGTGTGGTGGAGGAGCTGGGTGAAACCAGCTGGGGCTATGGATCAGAGCTGAAGGTAGTAGAGATTCCTGATGGAGTAGACTGGTACGTTCAAGATTACGATGGCATGGAGCAGGTTCATGAAACCCACCGAAGCTGGTACTGATATGGAAAACTTTAGCAAAGACTTGGAGCGGTTGCAATACCACTTTAAGGTGATCATGGATGAAATGGAACAGGAGCAAGAAAGCTACTGGGCGGGGTTAACACCACACCAACAGTTGCTGGTCTTTTGTGCGGTAGTCAGACGCATTTGCAAAGGTGAGTTGGAGGACGGTCGCAGTTATCGTGGAGTTCTCTATAGCACGTTTGGTTGGGGTCCAGAAGCCTATATGCCGGCTCAGCTGGCCGGCTACTTGGAGCTGCATAACGCCATTATGCAGGACAACTACGAGCGGCAGCTCTTGGAGGCATTTTGTAAGCAACAAGGCGTGGACAACGCCCAAGACAAAATCGACAGCTGGTTTTCACACTACTGAATTTTAGCCAAAAAACGCGCCCCAGATTTTGCAGTTGCCAAAACTGCCAGACTGGGGTATAATCATTTATACAGTTTGATAACGGGTTACAAACATGAGTTTGAAAAAATCTGTGGTAGAAGGGCTGGCTCAGGAATGTGGGCTGGAACACACAGCTAACTTGGACGAATATACTGTAGTACTCCTAGCCAAGGTTCAACGTGCGCTAGCCCTGGCCGTGGTACAGCAACGCTGTCAGCGCCAAGTCTTGCAGGAAATTCAAGAACTTTTCTTTGATAGAACATGACCCCTACTTTTGCACTAATACTAGGCTTTTTGTTGGGTACTCTAGTAACAGTAATAATTATACTAGCAGTAATACTCTATAACTTGGACAAATAACATGACACACCAAACCAACCCCACAGACTTTCCTAATTTAACCATCAACGAACTGCTAACAGGCATCTGGCCTATGCCGCCGGGCACACACCAGCCAGACAACTGGATCTTTATGCGGTGTGAAGATGATGGGCGTGACTACTTTAGAATTTTAAGCTGCTGGTACGACGACTGGCGAGTGAGTAGTGAGGTACAATCAGTCGAAACATTCTCAGACCACTGGCGGGCTACCACTAAAACCGGCAGTGATTACCTACTCGTGGCAGGCCGTAATCAGCCAACGCAGCAAGCAATTAACTTTGCCGGTCGCATTGTAAAACACTGGCGTGAATCACATCCACAGGAGTTCACAACAAAATGAAAGCAGAACTTGAACACCAGCTGCAAGCTAAGTACCCAGAGCTATTCCACGACCTGTATGGCGATCCACAACAAACTTGCATGGCTTGGGGCTTGGAGTGTGATGATGGCTGGTATACACTACTGGATGTGTTGTGTCGCCAGATCCAGCACCATCAGCAGTGGAACATGCAAAAGGACCTGCATCCGGTTGTCTTAGAGCAGGTTAAAGAAAAGTACGGCACACTCAGCTTCTACTACCGCGGTGGTGATGATGTGGTTGCTGGCCTTGTGCAGATGACTGAGGCCATGAGTGCGAAAACCTGTGAGCGGTGTGGCCAATCCGGCAGGGTACGTGGCGGTAGCTGGCTGAAAACACTGTGTGAAACACACGCCCAGGAATTAGGATATGACGACGACGAATCATGATTAACTTAACCAAATTTGATGCTTGCTCCAAGGCACTGCTTGCCCTACTTGGGGATCACATCACAGTACAACGCTGGTGGGCTAGTCCTAATACAGCGTTTAATGGTAAGACTCCCTGGGAACAGTATCGTCTGGATCAGCAACAAGTAGCCAACTATATTTTACAACAACTGGTGAGGTAAATGATGAAACAGTGGGTAGATCCACCCAGTGGCTGGCGGTGGGGTTTTCCTAAACTATGGGATCCCCAAGCCCATCCTGATATCAAACAATGGTTCGTTGAACAGGGCTTGCCAGAAACCGAGCTGGAGTTTGCCATGCGTTGGAGTCGTTACTGGAGTGCCAATGAACAAGCGTGAATTGCTGGATTATATCTTGGAGCACAGTTGTGATTGTGAAACACTGGTATCACAACTGCTTAAATTTTTATCGCAGGAACAACTGGAACAATTTATCAAGGTGTATGAACTATGATGCAAATATTGCTGGTAGCCTGTCTACAATTTCAACCTATTGGGGAACCCGGCTGCGACAGGATTATAGCACTCCGCTACACAGACTATAAAAGCTGCGTAGAGGACTTGGCCCAGTGGAAACAGCAACAAAAAATCCGCTGGGTGGGCTGTGTGTGGGAGCGTGTTCGTGAAAGCTAAGTACCGCATTGTCCGTGACCGTTACTGCGGCTATGAAGTGCAGCAGTGGCGTTGGTGGTGGCCCATCTGGGTGTGTTGTGGGTTCAGCAATACACATATTAGTGTGGAACGTGCAGAGCGCTGGCTGGATGGTTACCGCGGTAAAGTAGTAAAAGTTATCAAGGATTAACATGAATTTAATTGAAGCTTTAGTGATTTTAAGTGCTGTATACTTGGCACCACACCTAGACCCCGGCTTTGCCAGGTTGATCAGTGCTGGTTGTGTGCTTTCGGCAGCAGGCGTCCTCCTATACAAGGTGTTACTGTGATATATCCACAACCAGTCTACGAAATAGCCCAGTCCGCAAAGCTGTACCAGCATCAGCAAACCAATAGCTGGCAAATGCTGTACCAGCTGGGGCATGTAAGGGACCTGCAAGAGCACATTACCCGAACTGCTGCACACCAAATCACACAAAAGTTTGTGCAGCATGTAATGGCACACCACCAGATTGAAACCCGCGAAACTCCTGATGGCTTGGTCACTGAGTTTGCTGCGGTCGCACTGAGCTGGCCAGAACTGCTGGAGCTGCTATACCGTGCTTTTGCTGAGGGTCAGACTGAGGGAATGCGGCGTACCGAGTCTATTAACCGCTGGATTGACCAGCACCAAACCACACAGGATGCATAATGCAAGGCAAAAACGAATTACACCTATGTGAAGCAGAGTTAGTAGTTGCGGTACAGGAGTACCTGCACAAACGCTGGGGTTACTATACACCCAAAGTAGTGGCGGTTAGCTACAACAACCACACCTATAAAGTCGCACTAGAAGGTTTGTGGGGTGTGGAGGATACTGGGGCAGCCAAACCGGATCCTTGTCCACAGTGTGTACCCGGTGCCACTTGCCGCACACCCAGCTGTGGCCGTGCCAAGCAAGCAACTCAAGGCTTGCCATTTGCCTGCCCAGTATGCGGCATCACCGGAGTGGGTGGTGTGGTGTGCAATAACATGCGCTGTCCTACTAAGGTTACTGCACAATGACACAAGATCAAATTATTGAGTTTGCGCAGGAAGCAACCCGTTACGCCAACGACCAGACGAGCGCCACAGGCTACAACTGGGACTTGATCCGAGATGAACGTTTCGCCCAGCTTGTTGCCCAGTATGAGCGTGAACAGTGTGCAGTTGCCGCAGAGAAACAAGCGCGCTGGATTGGATACAACGCGCACGCCGAGGCCATTGCTGCTGCCATACGCCAAAGGGGAAACCAATGAACATAGACGACATTATCCAGATGACGCGGGAGGCCGGGATTTATGATTTGATTGCAGATGGAGTTGTTCAATGGCACGAGATTGTACATTTAGTTAATCTTGTTGCCCAGTATGAGCGTGAACAGTGTGCCAAGGTATGTGAGCAACAAGACGAACAGAACACACAGTACAGATATGATTACAGACGTGGTGTGCTGGACTGTGCAGATGCTATCAGATCAAGGAACAATAAATGAAATATCGCAAAAAGCCCGTAGTTGTTGAGGCCACACAGTGGTTCAAAAATGGCGATCATCCCATGGTGTATGCAACCGATAACGGAACCCATGAAATATGGACACTTGAAGGCAACCATCAGGTTACTCCAGGAGACTGGATCGTTACCGGCGTCAAAGGCGAACATTATCCCTGCAAGCCAGATATCTTTGCAATGACTTATGAACTGGCAACCACTCCGGATATGCAATATTTTGAGGATAGCCTAGAAGCCGCGTACTGGCAGTTTGATTGCCGCAGAAGTGGGCTAAACGAATGGGCAAAGGCTCCGCAGTCTGAGCGAGACGCGTTCAAGGCAGAGGCTCGCAAGCTGATGATGAGTGCTGCTGCTCAGGAGCGTGAACAGTGTGCACAACTAGTAGAACCAACTGCAGATCACTTGCAAAATCCTTGGCACTACTTGGGCGGCGATGAGGGTGTTGAACTGTTGCTCGAACTGGCCCAAGTTATCAGATCAAGAGGAAACCAATGAACAAGCGATGGGAATTTAAAGCAGACGGATTTATTTATTGCATGGCTACTGGCGAGCGGGTGTGCTCTCCGCACTCAACCCTGCCAGACAGCATCAAACGGTGGAAATCGCACAAGCAAGATCTAAAGGCCAATGCCCGTTTAATTTGTGCAGCACCTGATCTTCTTGCTGTTTGCAAGGAGCTGCAAGAGTCGGCAGAGTATTGGTCTGAATACGACGTTCCAGTTGGCATTGTTGACCGTATTAAGGCAGCCGTTGCCAAAGCTGAAGGAGAGAACCATGAGCGTAGCTGATGCACTCCAAGAATGGTTGGATAAAACCAGTTGGTTTAAACCACAAACTCATGAGCTGGGATTGCATAAAGCCGATGCAATATATAACCGGCTGCAGCATTATATAGGCTTGGCAGCCAGACGCAACATTGAACTCCGGCTAGTGCAGCAACTCTTAGACAACCCCAACCAAGAATTCACTGCCCTGGACATGGAGTATTGGACCACAATGCACGATCAACTGTATAGGCAACTAAACCATGAGAACTAACCTTAGCCACCAAGTACGTGAGCTGTTGCTGGCACTAGATCAACGTGACGCCCAAGCCATTATCTGGGCTAAACAACAGGTTCAACAGGCACTAGACCATCCGGCCGCTTGGTATACTGATGACTACCAAGTATACTGGGATAAGGTGGATGCCAAGCGTGCCAGCAACGGCTGGATTTTTCCACTATATGACTAAAACTATGAAAACTTATATTGATAAAGTAACCGTGTGGCATGACGGCGAGCCACTGGCTACAGTTGAATGTGACGACGGCTGCAGCCGTGTAGAATTGCTTAACCACTACTGGAGTAGTACAAGCTGGCTGCAAGTAAGCCAACACATATTTCAAGCCCTGCAGCTGCAGGAAACCGAGCAGAGCGATTTTAACAAAGATGTGGCTTAAACAAACCATTATTGCCCTGGATCAGCTGGTTAACGCCATCCTAGGCGGTTGGGCTGATGAAACCATGAGCAGTCGCGCATGGCGATTGAGGCATACCAGACCCTGGATTTACAAAACCATTGACACCTTATTCTGGTGGGACCCCAATCACTGCTATCGGAGCTGGTTAAGTGAACGCAGACGCCTACAATGTGCCCCGGAGTTCCGTGATGAATAAGAAAATACTCAGGCAAACCCAGAGTCGCCGCAGACAACAACACAACTTGCCCCCAACCTCCTCCGAAAAAATAGCGTTGTCAATTTATTCAAAAGTATGCTATAATTTGTGTTATGCTAACAAAGTTTAACAAGCAATAACACTAGCACAGCTGTATAAGTTGAATACTTATCTGCGTGGCCTAGGACGAATCGCCAGACCGAGGACCCCACGGCCGCGCAGTGAAATGCTGGCGACTTATACAGCTGTGCTAGTCAACACCAACCAGTAGCAACTGCTTGACGAGGCAAATTGTTTTTTGTGTTGAATTAAAAAATCTAAAGCAATTTTTGATAACCACCGTGATTGTAACTAAACAAACTCCATTGCAACCGGACGAAATCCGGGCAATCTACCACAGCCAAGACATAAATAAAACTTGTCAGCAACTTCAACTCTATCAGCGCCCTAGTATTCCACTAGAAATTGTCAGAGCCTATGAAACACTGCAAAATCCCCAAGACTTATCAGTTTGGGGTCAGAATCCTAAAAATTGGGCATTGCATCGCCTAGCCACAGAAGCAAATCGCAGCAAGATTATACCAAAACAAAATTCTAGCTGGGGCACACAGTACAGTCAAGTAGTTAACTTCTGGTTGTTAGCTCAGCCCCAATACCGTAAGCGCAAATACTTACCAGAAATAAAACCACTATTCCACCCTCAGCTGTACCAAGCACTGGAGTGCTGGGATCCCCAACTGGAGCTAGAATTAGACTGGTTACACCACTTGCGAGCTAGGGTAATCCAAAAATACCTTAAAGCCCCCAACAGCATTAGCAGACCAAACATTAAAAACTATTATAATTTAGTATCATTAAACTGGGTAGTGCTCCTAGAGTTATGGGTCTGCGTACCAGAATTACAACACCCCAACCAGCTGCTAGAATTGCTAGGACACCGCAGTTTAGGTCCTCCACCACTGTTTGATGAATTTATAATTGCCCCAACCACAGAAACCGCCAACGACATATGAAACCCAATCGCTACACACCAGAACTTTGTGAACAACTTGTCTCAGGCTATAAACTGGGAACCCCTGTAGGAGAACTTGCACAGCAGTATGAACTGCCACTCAGGTCCGTAATTGCCAAACTGTCGCAGTTGGGGGTCTATGAACGCAAAGGCTATCGTACCAAAAACGGTGAAGTGCCTGTGCCCAAGCGTGAATTGATTGAAAGGTTGGGAGAACTCCTAGACGAAGAACTGGAGTTGCTGGACAGTTTGGAGAAGGTAAACAAGCGTATTTTGCGTAAATTGATTGACAGACTTGAGCAACAGCCGGCGACCTAAAAATTGGGTTTAAAAATCTGAGTTTTTCGCCTAGGGTGCCACCAAAAAGCCACTTAATGCAAATTAAGTGGCTTTTTTGCTTTTTAGGTGCCTAAATCTGACCCTAAACCGTCACAATCTCCCACAACTAGGGTGCCTGCCGACAATCGGCTACGGTTGGGGGTCAGACCAAGATTTTCACAGTTGACATTTGCAGCCGCTTAGGGTATAATAGTATAATGGCAGAGGTTTTGCACTGTGGCGCA